TTCCGATGCCGTGGAGAAGATCATCATGACGCTGGTCCCCAAGGGCAGTCGTGTCCGGGCATGGGAGATCATCTCGGAGCATACCCATATCGACACCTGTCATTCCTTCGAGAACGGAGGTAGCCCCGAATGATCTACAACCAAGAGGCAATGCTCCGATGCTACGAAGCGCTCGATGCCAACCTTGACACCGAGAGTTTCATCCTCGAAATGCTGACAAAGGTGGAGTCCTTCAAGGACATCGACGGGGAGTTTACCCTCTCGTCCACCCCTGTCTGCATGGCCGAGAGCTGGTCCTGTCAGACAACGGCGGTGTTCATCCCCACCGTATCCAAGGCAGAGGTTCCCGCCGCCTGTTCCAAGATCATGAAGTTTTTCGACATCCAACTGGAACCATGGACCCGCCGTGAGGTGGGCTGGGAACTGATCAAGAGTAAGAGGAGCCAGTGGAAAACGTGGCGTCGTTCCTTTACCATCGAGCCCGAATCTCGGACCGATCCGATCCGCCTCGTGGTCATGGTATACGAGGAGACAGGAGATGTTTCAGGTGATTAGCATCGACATGATCCACAATCCCACGGACGGCCGTGTCATCGTGACTGAGGTGGATGGCCTGATCCCGGGGCAGTCCGTGATCATCCACTTCGATACGCTTCAAGATGACACCAGCAGGAAGCGCAAGGTCTGGGTCATCACCCGACTGGGCGAGGAACACCAGATCAGGGAAGTGGAAGTAAAGGTATAACTGCCCCGCTTCCACTGCAAGTGCCGAATATGCGGACGAGAATCATGGGTGGATACCTCATCCTATGATATGATGGTTCGGGACATGGGATCTTCGATGTGGTGCGCAGGCGGAAGATCCCATGACCGTACATGGCTACAGACCGTAGAGATAAAGGAGGTTTCCTGTGACGGATGCCAGATTACAGATGCTCGCTGACCTGTACCCCAAGATGAAAAACTTCTACGTTGCCAGTCCCCTCGGTGTAAGGTGGGAACCCTCGGAAGAAGTCGGAGGCTCCCATCGTCCCGACTTCTTGGAGTTCCTTGGCCACTGTGCCTACACTTGGGATCACAAGAAGGTGATGGACACACAACGTGCCATGCAGAGACGGCATGAGCTGAAGAGAATGGAGGCCAACGATGCCTGATGAGAGCAAGCCCAAGAAGATACGGATCAAGAAGATGGGCAAGTGCCCTGCCTGTGGCAAGGACGGTGGCTATGGGGAGATGATTCACCTGATCCCCATGCCTGTCACTGGTTCCATGATGCTGGTACGGGATCTCATGGTCACCTGTATCGACCCGGAGTGCGGCATCCGCTTTGTCCTGACCATCTCCAACGATGCTCCCTTCCCCATCAAGAAGGAGCTGTTCAACAAGATGATCGACCGCTGGAACAAGACCACGGGCTTTGATCCCGAGGAGCAGATCGAACAGACCAAGGAGATATCGGTCACCGACGTGTTCAAGAAGCTCGGCTGGGGTGACATCCCCAAGGAGGAACAGAAATGATCAACAGGATTGATTGTGAATCCGATGGAGAATACATAGCCAAACTGGTGAACGAGAACGCCACCCTGCGCCGGGAACTGGAGGAGGCGCGGGAGAAGTACACCGACGAGAATGGCGATGTGTTCTACCCGATGACCGCGAAGGAATATGCCGACGTGTTCAAAGCTCTCAAGGCCGACGCCCGCGAGCGGGAGAGCGTGCTTGCCGCAACTCAGTGCCTTCACGACATGAGGGGCGACGACTACGGGAATGCCTTGTGCCCGTTGGAGGCCGACCGATCCTCCCTTCTCGCGGTACTGCGGCAGGCGGTGGGCGAAAGTGGTCATGCCTATTGGTGCGGTGCGATAAAAGGGCTCGAGGACGAAACTTGGACTGTCGAGGCAGACTGCACTTGCTGGGTCGCCGCCGCCAAGGCCAAGCTGGAGGAAGTATGAAGGACAGATGGGGCAACGTTCTCTACGTTCACAAGGGGATGTTCTATCCCCGCCGCTCATGGGGCATCCTCAAGTTTTCCCTCCACATGTGGTGGAAGTGGAGGGACGGCTTTTGGTCCAACATCAGGTGGGCCATCAGTGCATGGTGGGACAAAGAGTTCGGGGAAGGAGGAGGCTGATGAGTGAGAGAACCATTGATCTCAGGTACCATGGCATGTCGTGGGAACTCACGGGTGACTGGTACCCGGGGGAGAAGCCTGTGATGAACTACGGAGACGGCACCGGTGATCCCGGATCGACTCCCAGCTTCAACATCAAGGAGGTATTCCTTTCCGAGAGCGAGAACTTGGTGGACATACTGTCTCCGATCTTCATGGATCGACTGACAAGCGTGGCCATAGATGCTCTGACAGATGAGGACGACGAGAGAAGGAGGAACCGGCATGTTTGAAAAGAGTACCTTGACAAAAAAGCCGAAACGTGGTACGATTCCGAACATGGATCGAGTGGCCACGTTGGTTTTCATAGGAGCATCGGTGGTGCTACTCATCCTCTTGGCATGGGTGGTGTTGGCAGGGGTTAGATGACAGCCACCATCCTGATGGTAGCGGCACTGCTGGGACGAGATCCGATGGTGGTGGATCTGGTCTGGACGGCGGCCGAGGTAGCCGCCCACAGTGACCCGCTTCACAGTGACCCGCTTCTGGCAATCGCAGTATGCGAGAAAGAGAGTCAGTTCAATGTCAGAGCCCAACGCCAATACGAAGACGGATCATCCGACTACGGACTCTTCCAACTCAACTCCCGATGGCACCCTCAGTTCCGTTCTCGCCCAAGTGCAAACGCTCTGTACGGAAGTTCTTACCTTTACGGTCTCGTGCGTGAGCATGGCCAATCAGACGCGCTCTCTTATTACAACTCTGGAGGAGTCACTCGACGAGGTAGAGAATACGCTCGGTCGGTTCTCCGTATTCTTCAACAACTTGAGGGAGCAGTTGGATGCCAGAAACAAGGAGGTATGAAGACGATCTCATTACCGTGGTCTTCGATGACGAGGAAAGCAAGCGACTCGCCGCCGTACTTGCCCGTCCTCGATTCAAGGCGGTCTGGAAAAATCAGAAGACACCCTCGTGGGAGAGGTTCGTCTTCGACATCACGGGAGGTGACTGTGTTTCGTAACGTCAGGTTCAGGGCATGGATCGACAAGGAGTTCGTCGCGTTCCCCCTCGCTTTCATGCGGGTGGTGTACAACAAGACGGCAAACTTCAAGGGAGTGAAGAAGATGAAGAGGAGCTGTGAGTCGACGACCATTGCCTTCTTCGTCTTCCACTTCAATATCTTCCAGACCTTCCCCAAGTCCAAGTGGTACACCCCCCACAAGGAGGACAAGTGAAACTCATCGCGGTCGTGGGGGACAAGGAGTTCGAGACCTTCGATATTCCCGAGAATGCCAACCTGTCCGAGGTTCTGGTCATCACCGTTGCGAACAAGGATCTGAAGAAGGCCACCCTGCTTCGCTTTGTTCAGGTCAAGAAGGAGGGGGACACCCTCTACTATGACATGGACAGCGCCTTCTCCCTCGGTCAGGAACACATAGAAAGTGTCAAGCGAATCTCGTTCGAGTGATCCCGAACTGAAGATATCCGCCCGGCTCTCGAACGCCTACATGTTCATGAGCCGGGCGAATCTTGCCAAGGGAGAAGGAGACTGGGTGGCTGACCATCTGGGCGAGGTGAAGGAACAGTTCATCGGCTTATCCAAGATGGAAGGATATCGCCTCAGTCAGGCAACCATTGGGGGCATAATGCGACAACTCGCAGACGCCATATCAATCGCCGAATACTACAGGAGGAAAGCCGATGCTTCATAAGATCCCTCGCGTGGTCATCATCGAGTCTTCAGGTGAGTGCAACCTGAAATGTCTCGGATGCCCCATAAACCAGTACGAGGACAAGAGAGCTTCGTACATGTCGTTCGATTTCTACAAGTCCATCGTGGATAGGATAGATTTTCCGACCACGATCTGTCCGTGGATGATCGGTGAGCCGCTCCTCAATCCCGAGTACACCGATATGATCAAGTACACGATTGGCAAGAAGATCCGCCACTACATCACGACCAATGCCCACATCTGGAACGAAGAGCTGTTCCAGCGCATCACCGATCCGGACTCCACCTGTTATCAGGTGATCTTCTCGATTGACGGACTCTTCGATACGAGGTCTCCGAGCATTGAGAAGACCCGCCCGGGCTCCGACCGCAAGATCGTGGAAGAGACAGTGACCCGCTTCATGGAGCTGAAGAAGAAGAAGGGCTCCAAGATCGACATCGCAACCAAGCTCTGCGAAAGAGGTCAGGACTATGCCGAACGAGAAGAGTACATATCGTATTGGCTTGACCATGGCATCGACTATGTTTGCATTGGACGGATGTTTACCAACGATGATGCTCCCCGTGTCCGGACCCATCCTTGTCGGTTCATGGACCAGATGTTCATGGCCATCCGTTGGGACGGACAGCTCATCCCCTGCGACTACAACACCCACATGGTGAACGAGTTCGCGTGGCCCATGCCCAAGCTGGGTCGCACCGAGAACCTCATCGAGTTGTACAACTCGGAACCCTACACCAAGTTCCGTGATCTCCAGAACAAGGGCCAGTTCCCCTATCCCTGCGACAGGTGCGGCTTCGCGTACACGGGCGACGGCTTTGACGGGGTGCTGAACTTCAGGAACAAGAAGCTGGGAACCGACACGATCTACTATCACGAGGACTACTACAACCAGTTCTATTCCAAGGTTCTCAAGAGGAAGGGGGCATCGTTCAATGCGTCGAACTACCGATGTCCGTCGTGTCGAATGCTTTACGAGACGGATCACGACGTATGTCCTTCCTGTGGATACTCTGCATAGCCGTGGTGATGATGCCATTGGCCAAGGCGATAGCCGATCTCATCAGCTATCGCCGACATCACAAGCCGAATCCATTCGACGAGAGGGGAGACTGATGCAATCGGAAACGAAGGACAGGAAGATCAGCCAGAACGAGATCACCATCGCCCACTGGCTCCCGACATGGATCAACTACGCCGTTGAGAACCGCCCCTATATCAAGGCCATGGCCAAGAAGCTGAAGAAGGATCTGGTCTTCGGCACCGGCACCTACCAGAACATCTGTGTTTCGTCCATCATCAAGCGTCCCATGGTCCCGGTTCTGGTGGTGGGCTCCGGTCCCTCCCTCGACGACATGCTCCCCTTCATCAAGGATTTCCCGGGCGTGATCATCTGCGGGGCGACCAACGCCAAGACCGTCGCATCGACTGGAAGGAATCCGGATTTCATCTGTTGCCTCGACTCCAACGGTGACACATGGAAAGCCATGGGAGCCCCGGGCTACGATTGGGGGGAGACCATGCTGGTGACCCACCCCTCGATCTCGCCCGAGATCCTGAAGAACTGGAAGGGGCCGGTGCGCTTCTTCCGTCCCATGCAGATGGGATACGACTTCTTCGACAACGTGTACCCGAAGATGTACGACTTCATTGATTTCGGTCTGGTGAACGCAGGATGCACGGTGAACACGCAAGCCGAGCTTGCCACGCTTCTCGGTTGCGCCCCGATGGTGATTGCTGGGGTGGACTTCGGATTCGTGGATGGCAGGGCACGGTGCGCCCAGTTCAACTGGGAGGGCGGAGCATGGGTCCGACAGCCTGATCCCCCGCTCCAGACACGTTCGGCAATGCGTAGGTCGAGAGCTGGCTGTATGACCACGGAAGAGATGGCCATCTACAAGCAGAACTTCTTCCTGCTGGCCCGAACCGAGGCGACCACGGTGTACAGCGTGAGCCGTGGCATCATCAGGCCCGAGGAGGTAAGCGGGTACATCAGGCCAGAAGAGCTGGCTCCTGCCCTGAAGATGGGCAAGCTCGAACTGGGAGAACCAAAGGACATTGAAGCCAAGTACGATGGGGTGCTGGCTGAGTTCGGGGTGAAGCTGGAAGAGGGGGAAGGGGGTGTCATCCGAGTGATGCCGCTTACCGCGCCCGCAAAAATCGCGGAACCTCCAAAGGAAGGAACGAAGAAAAACATTTTTTTCCAGAAAGCCGATGGAATAAAAGTCCAAGCCATTGAAAAAAAACCTTGACATTGAAACCGCTTTGTGGTACAATCGTCGAGAATGAAGGAGGTTGAGATTGAGCTTGCATATTTCCAAGCAGTTCGCTGATCTGATCAAGCGGCTTGGTGAAGAGAACATCATGCATATCGTCAGGGTCTGGGACAACAGGCGCAGATGGCAACGGGAGCGATATGCAAAGGTGGTGAAGCCACAGAAGATGGCCACCAAGAAGGGCTATCGACCGCGCATTGCTGATCAAGAAGTCGAGGTAAACGATGAGTGAGGAAACGAGATCCGGATTCCATTTCTGGAACCTGTACCAGAACTGCCGATGGAAGTTCTTCCTACGGTATGTCATGGGCATCGAGCCCGACAAGACGCCGAAGGCATTGAGCTTCGGGGGAGCCATGCATGAAGCGAAAGCCACCTTCTATCGAACAGGTGATGAGACCGAGGCGAGACGGATCTTTGTTGATAACCTGTCCCAGATGCGGTCGCAGTACGAGGATGACGAGACGTACCTTGCGGACGAGAACCGTGGTCCCCTTCTTCTTGATCGTTGGATTGATACTTTTGGCCGCTCTGATCGTATATCTCACCATATCCTCGCTGTTGAGGAGCCCATGGAAGTTGCCCTCCCCAATGGATTTGCCGTAACGTTCCGTTGCGACGCCATCCTCCAGCCCCGAGGGCACGAAGAGAGCTACATCTATGAGACCAAGACCACGGGCTTCTCGACGGAAGTCACCGAGAACGGCGTCGCCTTGGGAGATCAGGCGACGATGTACATCTGGGGAGCGAGGAAGCTCCACCCCGAATGGAACATCGCTGGGCTCATACCAGACATCATGTACCAGAGGCAGTCGAAGATTAGTTGTTCGAGGGGTGACATCATTTTCAGGACCAGTCGTGATATTGCTCAGTTCGAAAGGATGATGGTGGGTCTGCTCACCGAGATCTCGCAGAAGACCCAAGCCTTGGAGAAGGGGTATGATCCCCTCCAGCTCTTTGACAGAAACACCAGCTGGTGTACCTCCTACTATCGACCGTGCGAGTACGCTGGCGTGTGCCGTCAGTGGGATCTCAAAGGAATCCCGTCGGGATTCCGAAAGACCAGTTGGGCCGAGAAGAACGGCCTCATCGCGCTGGATCCCAGCGCCATAAGGAGCTACCGCAATGAAGAGGTTCCTGCTTCCAATCCTGATCCTGCTCAGCTTATGCTCCCGTTTACCAGCCCTTGACGACGACGACATCAAGTTCTATCTGGACATGATGTTGATGAGGAGCTTCCTCATTGCGGGGACTTCGATCCCACCCCTCACCTTCGTCGTGATCGACGAGGATCTTTGGGCAATCCTCGACAGGGGCAACCCCATCATCATCTACAATCGTCGGAGGTATCTTCTGGTACCACAAGGTCAGGGGCAGGGATACGGTATCCCGCTTCAGGGAGCCCCCAAGTCGAAGAGCGAAGCACTGGTCGATCCAAATGCGACGATCATTCGCTTCGAGGTAAAGGATATCTAATGCCATTCGATTATGATTTCGTGAAGACAACCGAGGAGAAGGATTCTCTCTACAACAGGATCATCCTCGCGGGTGGATCGGGTTCGGGAAAGACATGGGTGGCCACGTCATTCCCCAACATCTTCGTGATTGACTCGGACAGGGGGCTGGGTGGTGCGGCACACGCAGGACGCAAGTTCCCCTACTTCCAGATCAATGCCTACGACAAGGCATACAACCAGTGCATGGAAGTGATGAAGGCAATCAAGGCAGGGTCCAAGGATTTCGCCGACATCCGATACCTCGTCTTCGATTCCCTCACCTCCCTCTCGGATCTCATGGAGCTGGAGCTGGTGAAGTTCCCGAGGCAGGGCAAGACGAGCGAGGGTGAGGAAGTCATGTCGCTTCCCGACTTCCGGGTGCATCGTCGTCGCCTGATCAACCTTCTCAGGTTCGCACAGGATCTGCCTGTCAACATCATCTACACGGTGAACACGAATCTGGAGAAGGATGAGCTGACTGGCCAGATCATCGAGAGCCCCTCGGTGGCGGGAAGGCAAGCCCCCAAGGAGATGACCCAGTTCGCCAACGAGGTCTACTACCTCGAATACGATGATGCGCGGAAGGAGTACATCGCATGGACCAAGCCACACAAGTGGTTCCGCCAGAGCAAGACCCGCTTCGGCCTTCCCGAGCGCGTCGTGAATCCCGTGTATGATACTCTTGCTCCCTACTTCGCTCCTGTAGAAGCGGCTGTTGCGGGTCGTTGACCCGTAAGGATATCCCATTGAAGGAGGCCAATATGGCCAAGGTTGGTGTCATTCCCGATGCGGTGGAACCTCGCAAGGTTCTCAAGACGGATCGCTATCTGCTCGAAGTGCAGAAGGCGACCATGGGCAAGAGCCCCAAGGGCAATCAGACTCTGAAGCTGGAGATGATTGTCATGGACGGTCCGGATCAGGAGTGGGGTTCCCCCAATGGCTTCGGCGTTCCGAAGACCATCTGGGTCGATCCCAAGAGCCGCGACCTGAACAACGTGCTGGAAGCCTTCGAGGTTCCCGTCGGTCCCGACGGATGGGATCCCGATGACTTCGTGGCGAAACAGGCATGGGGATCGGTGACGGTCCGCATGTACGATGGTGATCCCATCAACGATGTTCGGAAGTTCTTCCCCGTGGGGGTTGCATGAACATCGCGGCCATCACGTTCACTCCCGTTCGTGGTGGCCCCCAAGAGGGAATCTGCACGGTATGGGTGATGTTCGGCGAGGGCACACCCATACCGCCCTCTGAGGTGGTCCGCCGCATCGTAGAGTTCACTGGCTCTTCACCGTTGAAGCACGTTACTCTCGGCGGCGACTTCGCCTCGGAGGATAACGACCTCATGTTCGCGTTTGTCAAAGCCCTGCGGGACTTTGGCTACGGAGTCCGGGTGCATTCGGATGGGCAGACCTATCCGCCGTGGTTCACGATGGCCACTTGGCTGGTGGTCTCCACCGATCCCGTCACCCCTTGGCTGAGGTTTGCCTGTAACGAGCTGAGGCACAGGATTGAGAGCCCGGGAGATCCGGAACCCCCGCTTCCTCCCAACAATCCCCCGGCATATGTCCTTGCCCCCAGTCTTCCTACGGCCGTCAGCTTTGTCCGTAAGTCAAAGTCTCCGTGGGGCGTTCTCATCTCGGGTTCGGAAGAGTTCGTGGAGCCCGTCCTCATCAATCCGACCATCAAGCTGAGGCTGGAGAAATGAACAGGACGGGGATCTCCAAGTGCGAGCTATGTCCGCTACGCGACAAGAGGAGAGTCTGGGCTGACACCTGTGACTCTCCTCGAATCATGCTGATTGGGGAGGCTCCGGGTGAAGAAGAAGAACGAACGGGTCATCCTTTTGTTGGGCCCGCAGGTTCGGAGCTTGGACGCGCTCTTGCGTCAGCTGGAATACGACGTGCCGGTTGTCACGTCACGAACGTATTGTCATGCCGACCTCCCTCTAACCAGATCTCAACTCCTGAAGCTGAAGAAGCTCTCCGTTGTTGCCGCCCGGGACTTGAAGCGGAGATACTGGATGTCGCTTCTCGTGGACTCCGTGTCATCTGTACTCTCGGCAATACGGCGGCGGAAGCCCTTGGTATTAGGGAGGCGATCTCGAAGGCAAGAGGATCCATTTACCTCTATAACCCAGTTCAGCGTGGATCCAGCATCCCCATTGTCCCGACTTACCATCCGGCCGCGATCCTCTACTCCAAGGAGAAGACCATCGCCCGAGGTACCGGCTCAGCCTACTCGGGAGGTGGACCCTCGGCCCATATCCTTCGACCAGTTATGGGAGCAGACCTTGGAAAGGTTCAGGAACTCGGAACTTCAACAGATGGGTATCATCCCCCCGCCGAGATCTTTCTCATCTTGGGAGATTATGGATCGGGTAGTCAGGATAACAACCAACACGGACTTCCAAACGAATGCGGAGGAGATCCGTATCTCGATACCCACAGTGGAAACACCGAACGGGACAATCCCCCGAACGGTATCCGCATTCAGGATAACGAGGGAACTGCTGAACGATCTTCAGAGTTCACCGAGAGATCAGTTTCTCTCCTGCATTCTTGGGCCGAACGACGCCAGACGGTTGGTGTCGATATTGAGACGATTGGCTGGAATCCCGGAGGGAGCGGACGGATCTTCTGTATTGGATTGGCTGGGTCAGAAACTGAGGCAGTTGTTGTACCCTACAGCTTTCTTGACCCCAGCAATAGCTCTTACTCCAGAGACCTTGCAGAGAGCGTTCGATCAGTTCTCAGAGAGAATCCAACCGTATTCCAGAACGCCAAGTTCGACATCGGATGGCTCGAACACTTCGGATTCAGAATCGGAAACCTGACCCATGACGTGATGCTGATGCACCACGTTATCAGTCCCGAGCTTCCCCACGATCTCGGCTTCATCGTGTCGATCTACGGGAAGACGCCCTACTGGAAGGGAGAGATGCTGAATCGGGACATGCAACTGGACCTGATGCCTCCCGAAACTGTGTTCACCTACAATGCGAGGGACTCGGTGGTCCTGCTCCAAGTGCTTCCGGGATTGCTCAAGGATCTGGAAGATTCGGGGGCAAAGGATTCCTACTACAACATATCCATGAAGATGATCAGGCCCATCATGGAGATGGAGAAGAGGGGGATGAAGGTGTCCCCCTATCGGGTGGAGCAGTGGAAGAAGGAGCTGGAAACGCAGAAGGAGGCGCTTGGTGCTGAGTGCCATGAGATTCTCGGATCTGATGCTGTCAGTCTTAGCTCTGATGACGATCTTAGGTTTTGCGTATTTGGTCTTTCAAATCGTCGTCTTGATACAGCGGAGGAGGAGATCGCCAAGCGGGTGGGACGCACCAACACCAAGGTCTACAGAGAACTCCAGCGACTGCGAGGAGTCCGAACCGTTCGACCCCTCTTCCCTCAAGCACGAAGAAAGGGAACGGCCACACGAGGGGCCTCGGTCGCAGATGACACTCTGCTGTCCTTGGTGCGCGAATCGAGTAATCGTATCGCTCTCATTGACAGGTTCCGAAGACCAACTCCTGAGCATCTTGCTGAGCGCGAGGATCTCAAGAGGGGCACCGAGTTCGTCTCGAAGTTGCGTGAGTACAACGGGATCGACAAGCTCCTCAGCACCTACACGAAGTTCCCCATCGCAGACGATGGAAGGGTCCATCCCCAGTTCCTCATTCATGGAACAACCACCGGGCGGCTCTCGTGCAAGAAACCGAACCTCCAGAACCAACCGGAATCGGCCCGCGTAGTGTTCACGGCTGACGAGGGAAACGTTCTTCTCTCGGCAGATTACTCCAACCTTGAGCTTCGCGTTCTTGCTTATATCAGCAATGATCGCTTGATGCTCTCCATGTTTGAGAAGGGACTCAACATCCATGACGAAAACACGAAAGCGCTCTTCGGCATCGGGCCGGATCATCCCAAGTGGAAAGCCTTCCGAAAGGCGGCGAAGATATACATATTCGGACGGAACTACGGTGGAAGTGTGGAGGGCATCTTCGAGCGAGTGCTGGCCGAAGTTCCTGATTCGGGTCTCACGCTCGGACGCTTCCGACAAGTCGACGAAACATATCGCCGACTTCATCCTGATTACATGCAATGGTATGAAAGAACTCGATCCGAAGTTCTTGAGAAGCGTAGGATTTCAAACGCATTCGGAAGGGTGAGAACCTTTTTCGGAAACCAGAACGACATCTTGAAGGAGGGATTGAACACACCGATTCAGGGGACAGCCGCCGATATCATCAACACGGCCACCATCAGGATCTATGAAGAAGGGATTCCCATCATCTGTCAGGTTCACGATCAGCTTATCTTCGAAGTGAACGATGGCGCTCAGTTGGAAGTGGCCAGCATTGTCAGGCCGCTGATGGAAAGGGAGTTCAAAATCAATGGCCACAACGCGGTCTTCCCCATCGTCATCACCTGTGGAAAATGCTGGGCAAAGCTGGATCCCCTGTCTCCTTGATGAGAACGATGGTCCCCCGTCGTGGAATCCCGACCCTTGGGATATCCACCTTCCGAGGAAGGGAGGATTCATCCGTGACTTCGTGTATGCCACCCGTGGCATGGAGACCCCTACCTCGTTCTCGTGCTGGAACGCTATCTATCTTCTTTCCTCGGTTGTTCGGCGTGACGTATGGTTGAAGTGGTTTCCCAAGCCCCTCTTCGGAAACCTCTACGTCATCATGGTGGCACCTCCGCGCATCTGCGGGAAGACCACGATTGCCTCGCTCACTGGCAAGATCCTTCGGGAGTTTCCCGACGAGATCCAGAGCCCTCTCATCCGCGAGATGAAGACGCCTCGCGTGATTCAAAACAAGGCGACACCCGAGAAACTGCTGGAACTGATGAAGCCCAAGCAGACCAGCGTCCAGAATGGTTCCCGCATCGTGACCGTCGAACATGGGTCTCAGGTGAGCGTGATCGTACCCGAGCTGGAAACATTCCTTGGCAAGCAGAAATACAACGAGGGGCTTATCGGTCTTCTCATGGACATCTATGATTGCCACGACATCTGGGAATACAACTCGATGGCCCACGGAACTATAACCCTTCGGGACAGCTACGTTTCATTCCTTGGGGGAACGACCGAAGATGGACTCCAGATGTCGATCAATGATGCGGCCTTTGGTCAGGGCTTCATGTCCCGCGTCATCATCGTGTACGAGCCCATGTCGAGCAGAGAGTTCCCCATTCCAGCCCCTGTCGAGGGAGCCCCCACAACGAAGGAGCTTTGTGAGCGGCTGGCATGGATTGCGTCGCATCACAGGGGATGCTTTGAGTTTGAGCCGAGCGCTCTGGAGGTTTACAAGCAATGGTACCACGAGTTCCGAAAAACCCTCATCGGGGGAGGGGAGAAGTCCAAGCTCCTGTACCGGATGGACAACACGTTGCTGAAACTGGCAATGCTGATCCGGTGCAATCGCTACGAAGAGGGAAACATCATTACCCTCAGTGACTTCGAGGAATCCCTCACGATCCTCAACGCTACCTATCGGCGCTCGTGGGAAGCACTCGACGCCGTGGGCGGTTCTGAATACCACAGGCATCTGCGTCTGGCCGAGGCAAAGATCAGGGACGGGACGAGGGTGAATCGTCGTGAGGTTCTTACGACGATCCGTTGGACCAATGCCAAGGAACTGACACAGGCCATGAACCAGCTCTTCCAAGAGGGCAAGATCAAGATTGTCCTCGATGGGGAACAGAAGAACTGGGCATCGACCAACGGACGGGAGGTCTATGTATGGGCAGTGAGCGCATGATATGGCTATCCGAGACTACAACCCATACGGTCTCGGGTTCCAAGGAACTTTGAATGATTGGAAGGGGGTGTTTGGCCAGTCGTTCGCAACCACGAGTTCCCTGATGATCGGGGATGCCGTACCGAGAATCAAACCGAAACGAAAGGAAGAAACGATGACGCTGTTCAAGATCTATCTGGTTGACCGCAAGAACGGTCACGTTCTCAGCGAACACACCGCCGTCGGCAAGGACGAGGGTGATGCCGCTGTTGGTCTCAATCTCACCGAGGAAGAGCTGAAGCTGAAAGAGAAGCGGCTTCTCTCCATCATCTATCAGCCCGTCGGTGAGTTCGATCTGGTCAAGGTCAACCGCACCATCATCGAGAAGGAGGAATAGATGCCCAAGAACACGAAGGTCCACAAGATGTACGAGGCCATGAAGAAGGAAGGCATGAGCGAGGGGAAGGCCGCCCGCATAGCTCAGGCCAAGACGGGCAAGTCTCTTGCCACGGGCAGGAAGCCCAAGGGGAAGCGCTCATGATGACGAAGACCACGATGCGGATCATGCAGAAGTTCGGATGTTCCGACTGTCGCTATCTCGCTCTCTCGACTGGGGGTCGGGGATCGAAGACCTCGTGTTCCCACCCCCGCGTTCTGGGGAAGATGGCTATTCGGTACATCAAGAGATGTCCGAAGAGGTAGGCCGTTGGCCTACGTTTGATTCTGATGCGGGAGGTGCTTGGGGGTAAAGGGACCATGCGAACCCAGTTCAACTGAGCTTGGGGGGAGCCACCAGCCTCCCCCCTCTTGGGCCACCTTGGTAGGCGACAGAGACCGTAGAATCTTGGTCGGGGGGTTCGATTCCCCCGTGGTCCGTCCCCCGTTGGGGGAGACATTATACTTCTCTAAGGGGTCATGGGCGGATGATCAGACCAACGACCGGGACGGATCAGGGTTGGATGATAAGGCAGGGGGAGCCGCCCCTCCCCACTTTGGCACCGTGGTGTAAAATAGGGTAACTGGCGGGTACGTTCTCAAGGGGACAGGACCACTCCGGATACGACCTGATCCCTCCCCGTCGTTGCTGGTTCGATCCCAGCCGGTGCCACTACTTGGAAGCGTCCCCCTGCGAGATGACAGGGACCGACATGACAGCCGCTACCGCTTCCGTGATGTTTCCTGCATCCAGATGGGTGAGGGCATCTTGGAGGTTTCGGAGCTGGGTGACAGGCAAAAGCAATCTGGGAAGCTCCCGCTTCATCTCTCCTCGGGCCTGACGAGCGGCGTAGTCTGAACCGGTGGCCGCCAGCAGTTTGTTGGCAAACTTGTAGTAGGGTCCGCCTGAGAACTGCATCGGCACCCACGGCAGAAAATCCTTCGCTGAGATTCCGAGGGCAGTAAACCCAGCGAACAGTGAGAGACCGTTTCCGAAGAAGCGGGCGACAAATCCCAGCCTGTTGGCGAACGATCCATATTTCAATCCCCTCTTGAAGTTCTCAATGTACCAAGCGGGGTACGTTCCGAACGTCCCGAAGGCACGACCCACCACTCCCCGGTAGGCCGAAGGCCCGAGGCCCGAGGCGTAGGCGAACATGGTCTCGTTGATGACTTCGCCAGCGTAGGCGTCGAATGCCTCGTTCCATTTGTTCTCACGGAGGAACCCCATGACCTCGCGCTGGGTCGACTCCTTGACCAGATTGACACCAGATGTATCGAGGAAGACGGCACTGGCCCTGTCAAAGGTGTTGCCAAGCTCCTTGGCCCTCGCAAAGAGCTTGGTGGCATCGTCCCACTGGACCTTGGCTGTGGCCCAAGCGGTGCCACGGGCCACGTCTTCGGCGTTCTTGAACGCACCAAGACCCTTGTGGAGCAACTTGGCCATGGTGGTCTCGTTTCCGATCATCTCGGTACCGATGACAGGAAGCTCCTCCAACAGGTGACCCTTGGTCTTGAGGTATTCGGTGACCTCATCTGCATGGGCCACGACGTACTCGAAGGCGCGAGCGGTGGCCGCGTTCCCGAAGCGAGGAGCCAGCGTGGTCCAGATCTGGAACAGGTTTCGGACAGCAGACCAAGGCCGCCACCCCATGTTCACGAGGTAGGAGGCAGAGTACAGGGTTGAGTACAGGTTCTTCATGACATCGACATTCTTGATGCCCATGTTCAGGCCCATCTGCGTGAACATCTGGCGGATCTGCTCTTCGCCCGCCGTATGGATTCCCATCACGTCATCAACGTAGGCACCCATTCGCCAAGCCGCCGCCTTCTGGACAGGCGTCGCGTTGGGATCTTTGCCGATGGCCTCTGACCATGCCTTGATCTTTCCCACGCTCTCGCCCATCCAGAGAGCCCGATGCCCGATGGCGGTGTACTTCATGGTGACCGAGTAGGCGTCCATGTCCTTGGCCAGCACCATGATGTCGTCGGATCGGGCGTTCTTGAAGAACTCTGCGATCTGGCGGGGGGCTCCCAGCCTGTGCATGATCTCGGAGCTGGTGCCACGGAACAGCTTCTGGATCTCATCCTTCGACATGTTGCGGATGTGCGAGATGTAGTTGCGGACCTTCATCTCGCGGGAGATCCCGAACTTCTCGAAGAAGCTGTCGAGCCACTCCGCGTTCGTGTCGGCGATCTTGATCTCCCAGTCCTGAAGGGGTTTCCCCAGCTCCTTGTACTGTCGGATCACCTCGGCCTTGTGAACATCGTAGGCATCCATGTAGGTGAAGATGCGACGACGGGCCTCTTCGCTGACCAGCTTCGGCTTGGGCGAGTTCGGATCTTTGAAGATAGTGGAGGTCATCTGGTTGACGCGGAACTGGTCGCTGTGCGCCCCACGACGGCCCAGCTCCAGAGCCTTGAACATGGCCACACCCTCGGCGTCCATCCCGTTGGCAAGGGACGCTTCGAGCCACGCGTCGAGCGGCCGCCACCTGTGGTTGACATGGACGAGCGGGTTGTTCTTGGTGCCACGGAAGGGCTCGAAGACCTCGGGCCTGAACATGCCCTGCTCTACCTTGGGTCGAACGATGGAGGATGCGGGAGCCTTGCCCAGAAGCTCGGGAGCCCACTCGGGGAGCGGTGCCTGTTCCATGATGGAGCGAACCTGAGCCAGATGCTTGGCGAAGAAGTGGTTCTTCTCGTTCCAGACGTACCAGCCGCCGCTTCCCATCTCGACTCGGTAGCCCTTCATGTCGGCCATGCGATCCAGAACGTCGTAGGAACTCCAGCCCTTCTTCATCCACGACAGGGCATCGGCCCTGCTTTCGAAGTTCATTCGGAAGCCGACCTCGGGGATGCTCAGCTCGTACCCGTACTGGGGCCCCGAGAAGGTGATGGTTCCTTCTTTCCCCTGCGAAATGAAGACCCTGTTCGGGTTCTCTGCCTTCTTGAACGACGACATGTGGCGCAGGATGGTCTGGTAATCGCCCGTCGCCACGTTCTGGATGTACTCAATCTGCCCGAAATCCGAAGATACATAGGTGATCTCGGGTCCGATGAAGGCTCCTGCCTTCGGTTGCCAATCCACCAGCTCATGGTCGACGACCTCGCGGAGGTTCTTGCTCTCGGCCAGCACGTTGGCGCGACCAACCCCAGCCTCCACATTCACCTTTACATCGAGGACACGGCCCTTGTCCCCGATGGGCCCACCGGGGGCTGTCTTCGCAACGTACATGACCGAGCCGTCCGGCAGATCACGGGCGGCCAGCGTGATGCCCTGTTCCTTCAGCGAGGCATGGATGGCGTGGAAATCGTTGCTCCGAACCAGAAGTTCACGGGTCAGCTTCTCGAAGCTGTCGAAGGTCTGAGGTGGCTTGCCCTGTTCCAAGAGAGCGTAGTTCCCCTTCGGTCCCTTCTCGATCTTGAGGTTCATCTTGGTGGCGGCGTAGTTCGCCCAGCTATCCGTGTACCCCACCAGCTTGTAGTAGGCCCGGGCGAAGTCACGGCCAGCCTTCTTGGCGTTCTCCCTGACGAAGTTGTCGAACTCCTCGGCGGGGCTCTTTACCTTCGCCACAACCTCAACGGGCTTCGGAGCCTCAACCCTGTCGGTGACCCCAGCAATCGGTTCCCGGCCAGCTTTCGGACCAGCCTTGAACAAAGATTCCCCACCCGGCTGTTCGTAGCTCCCGGTTTTGATCCGAGAGTCCGGCACGTCGCTCGGAACCTCAGCCCGCTTGTAGCCAGCCTTCGGCTGGCCCGGAATCCTCCCGCTCTCCGTTCTCCCCAGCTCGGCGTACTCCGAGAGGCCGCCCTTCATGACCCGTTTCACGTCGATCAGAACGGGATCCAAGGCAAGGGAAGGATTGTAGTACTGGACATACTTCTCGGGATTCTTCCTGACGAGATCTTCAATGTGGGCAAGAGCCGCGTCCGTGTACTTGCCGGTGCTTCGGGCCAGCTTCGTGACAGCCTCATTGGGAAGGGGAACGTCTCCATTCGTGAACACGTTCCACGTCCCGGTGACGCTGTTGTCGGACATGGTTCGCCTCAGCTCCATGTAGCCGTCCATCACCTTGCGGGCAACGGGGTAGCCGGGCTGACCCAGCTCGGAGACCATCTTGGTCATGGAGGGCTGGGGACTCTCAATGCGGGAGAGAAGGTAGAGCTTGTCGATGTCGAGTTCGCTGAGACCTGTCCCCACCTTGGACATGAGAGAGGTGAACTCTTCCCGGCTGGTGGATCTGGCGACCTTCCGTACCTGTATCCACTGGCCCTCGTTCAGGTTCCCATCCAAGAAATCGCTGATGACAGACTCGGACGGGTTGAGCCACTTTCCCTCGGTGGGAAGCTCAAGCCGCATGTCCTTGATCTCTTCAAGGAGTTCTTTCCAGTTCCTACCAGTGGCCGTGTGAGGGGAATCGCTACTGGGGAAGTAGTAACCTTTCTTGGCATAGGCGTAGTACTTGGAACCACCCATCTGACCAGAAGTCTCGTCCACGTCGATCTCGGAAATCATCTGGTGGTACTTGGCGGGGAGCTTCTTTACGAGAGGGTGTATCTCGCCAGTTTGAGTTTTCGGGACATTGAGATCAACTACGGAGGCTTCTGGCTTGGTTGCGGGGGCTCGGGAGGCGGCTCGGGCTGGGAGTTCGGGGCTCTCGACTGCTCCGGCGGCGACCCGCGCCTCGGTTGCTTCGGCAGTGGTGGGGGTTACTCTGCCGCTTGCGAGGTGGCGCGTCCCGTACAGGTCCACCTTCTCGATGAACTCGGAAACGAAGTCGAGTTCGGCCTTGGCATTGGGGATGGTGGTGGGCCGCTTGATGAACAGGTCGTAGCCGCCCGGATCGGTGACGCCAGATCCAATCTTGATCGTGTCCCAGTTGGGGAGGCCCTTGCGCTTGAGCTGGAGCCGTGCCGCTTGGACGAGATCGGTATCGACGAGGGAACGGGAGGCACCCTTGGGTTTCAGGAGGTTGGCCTGAATCGTGGCAAGGGTGGGATCGTCGGCACCGAGGGTGGCACGAACCTTCTGGCGGATGTAGTAGCTGTTGGACATAGCCCCAGCGGTGGCCGATTCGAGGGCCTTCAGCTTGGAGGCATGGTCAGTCATGGCCTTGTTCAGGCCGAGCTGGGTGTCGGGGGTCAGGGCCTGAATCCAGTTGGAAGCGGGCTCTTCGAGGAACTTCAGGAGCGCGGCCCCGTCGTTGAACTCTTTCACGATGTTCTTGTCGAAGAGGTGGTTGATGGTCCACTTGCCTGTGGCCGGGTCGACCTCGGCGTGCCAGCCAGCTTTGAAGGCGTCGAGCTTCTTGAGGGCAGGATCTTCGGGGTCGATGGTCTCGAAGTTGCGGAGGGTGCGGAAGTGGGCCTCGTAGGCGAGGAGCTGATCGGCGGATTCGGGGGCCAGCTTTCTCACCCTCTCGATGATGTTGCGGTCAATGTGGTCGCCGTTGGCGTAGGACTTCAGGACTTCCTTGAACTCGGTCTGTTCGAGACCCATGTCCTTGAGGAACTTGGATGCCTTCTTCAGGGTGAAGACCTTCCCGACTCCCTTGGCGGCCGCCGCAAGAGGGGCAGTGGCCGCGAAGAAGATGAGATCCCCGAGGGCACCAGCTCCGTATCCGAGGGCGGCGGCAGATGCCACCTTGGAAAAGCTGGGCTTTCCGTTGCTCTCGGTGAGGGCGGCCTTGGCCCCTTCCATACCCATCTGGAATACGCTGGATGCCGTGAGTGAGTGGACGAGGTTGGGCAGGGCCGACTTGGCTACCCAGTTGCCGATGCGGGCAGAGCCAAACTTGAGGGCGATGTCAGCCGACTTCTTTTCGAGGGCTTTGAGGGCAGGAGCCGCGAGGCCACGCCCTGCGGCGGGCGTTCCACCAAAGGCGAGCATCGACATCATCTCACCCGCGAATCCCAGAGCGCCACCAACACCAGAGAGCATGTCCATGGCGTTGATCTTCTGCATGTCCTGACCCATCTGGCCACGGTAATACTGACGCCACTTGGTCTGCTCTTCCCGATCCCACATAAGGCGGGCTGAGGCTTTCAGGTTCGGGTCAGCATTGGTGAACACCTTTTCGAGGAGAACAGATTCGAGACGGGATGCGAGCTTGGCAAGGGAGAACCCATTGTAGATCCCCGTGGCAAAATCCTGCAACTTCATCCCCGTCGTGTAATCTTTGCCGGTCTTGGCCCGATACTCTTCTGTTGCGTTGAAGAAGCTCTGGACGTTTGGATCGGAGAACTTGGGGGGAGCCGAGATCAGCTTCTCGACGAAATCCTGCTGGAGCTGGTCAGGAAGTTGCTGGAATCGAGAATCCGAAGTGAGGTACTTGTTCGCCCACTGGGCTCGAAGCTGTTGCTGAAGCCCGTAAGGGAGCTTCCGGAAACGAGGATCATTCTCAAGCTGTTGAAGCGACGGAGCCATGCTCCCTCCCTCTACTTCAGACCAAAGGTGCGCGAGAGATCGGCAAGCAACTGCTGGTACTGGGCATCCTTGGACGAATCGTAGCCCTGCTCATTCTGCGTGACATCGACGCTGGGGTTGAACGTGGTAACGTTTCCGAACTCCTGAAGGTACTTCGTCTGTGCCCAACGACTGCCGGGGAACACCCAAGCAAGGATTCCACGGGCGAAGTTGCCTAAACCAGCGGGACCAGCCCAAGCCTGATAGCCCTTGCTGGAGGTGCTTCCCTGACCGCCGAAGAGTCGGTAGACCCCGATGTTGTACATGTCCCAGACTTGCTGGTTGTTGCCAACCTGAAGCTGTTCGATGAGCCCGTTGTTGGAGACCCTCCCGTTCTTGTCGGTGGCGTTCTTCATCATGGTCTCAACCTGTTTGTTGATCATCTTCCAGAGTTCGGGATCCATCCCGGGAGGAGTGGAGCTGGATGCGCTCTTCATGGCCGTGGCGGCAAGCTCTGCCGTGGCCCACTTGTCCTTGAGGTCCAGTTCCCTGTTGGCAAGGGTATTCTGGGCGGCCCACTGGTTCACCTGAGCGATGAGGGAATCCACCGCGTTGTCCATGTTCTTCTTGTTGAGGTAGCCTTCGCCGCCAGCAAGGGCATGGGCCACGAAATCCTGATAGCTGGCCTCGGCCCCCTTCGGATTGCGGTAGATCCTGTCCATCCGTTCCAGCATCTGGTCGGAGGCAATCTTGTACTGACCGAGGAAGTCCTCGGCCTTGGTGTTCTCTATCTGGAGCTGGGAATCGCGCCATGCCTTGCGGGTCGGTTCGTTGAAGGGAACCTCTCCGCGAAGGGATTGAGCCGCGATGGCCATGGAGGCTCGGACCTTCTGACCAGCCTGACGAAGGGCTTCCCCGATTCGAGGCGTCATGGGGCTGGCCTTTGCCTTGTCGGGATTGGTAGTGGCAACCGACTCGAATGCCTTGACTCCGGGTACGTTGCGAGCGGCAATGAGACCAGCCTCGATGTCGGGGATGGCGTTGGTCCCGAGCCCAAGGATTGTTCCGAGGGACCGGGCAATCTTGGAGGCACCGTAGGGCTCGAAGGTCTGGCCACCCGGAACGGAAGAGGGGTCGGGAACCTCGGTGTCTTCAGCTCTCCCTTGATAGGTTCCCAGCTGAGGTGCCGCTTGGAATGCGGCACGTTCTGGGGAGTTTCCTGCATCACTCACAAAGGGGGCTTGGGCAAGCATGTCACCAGAGGCAAGCTGAGAGACGGGCTTTTCCTCTGTCTGAGGAACTCCTATGGGAAAGGTCTTGTTGGTTCCCTGCGGCTTCAGGGGGTCCGGGGGAGCATTGAGATTGCGAGGGCTGTTGGGAACCTGATACTTAGGGGTTCTCTCGGCGTCAACGTTCTGGCGAGTCTTGGTTATGCCGAAGGTCTGCTCGATTGATTTTCCGACTGCGTTCTGCGAGTACTGCCCCCACTCGATGTTTCCAGATTTCCGCAGTTCTGCAATCTCTTCGGGGGAGAGACTCCCATAGATAGTTTTCAGTTCCTCATCGGTTCCCGTGGCATTGATGTAGGCTTCGAGGCCCTTGGTCGCAACAGCTCCGAGGTTGTTCCCTTTGGCCGACCACTCGTCGATGAACCTTCTCAGGGAACCATCGGCATTCACCCTCTGTGCGAAGTCAGCGCTTCGTTCTGCCGCCCTATCCTTCTTGTAGAGAGGATCACCGGTGTAGGGAGCGCGGTCACTTGCAAAGGTAGACATACCCCTGCTGGTTGATCCACTGGATCCAGCCATGTAGAGCTGGTTGTCAGTAGCGGCCTTTATGAGATTGTCGCGGAGACCTCGGGAAGTCTGGGGGGGAGTCAGCTCGGCATCAACCGGCGTAACGGTTGCGGGCTTGGGGGTGGTCGTTGCGGGCTTGGTTTCCCCCTTGAGGCTGGCGTTCTGCTTCCCGACTCCGCTATCCGCCTGAGTCTGGCCCTGACTCTGACGAAGGTAGGCAGGGAGATTGGGATCAAGGAGAACATCCTTGAAGCGGAGCTTCTGGATGACATCGGGATTCTGGATCCCAGCTTGCCTGATGTTCTCGACGGCAATCTCGGCCTGATCGGCGCTCATTCCTGAGAACTTCATGAAGCCGTACTTGAAGAGGCCGGGATTGATCCCCATGGCCAGAATCAGGTCTCCGTTGGATGCGTCGATGAGGCCCTGAGTAACCTTGTCGTAGGCCGTGAACTCCTGTGCCTTCTTCTGGTTCCTGACCTGAGACTGGTTGATCTGGTTCTGGGCCATGTTCTGCATCAGCGACTGACGCTGAAGGTTCAGGGCCTGCTGAGCCTGCCAGAGCTGTGCGGGATCCATCCCCTGAACGACGCCCGGCTGTACTACCTGTGCCATGATGTCCTCCTTAGATCAGACCGAAAGCCCCACCGAGAGCCCCAAGACCGCCGCCGATGAGAGCGCCCCAACCGGGGAGGATGCTGTTTCCAATGCCAGCTCCTGCCATGGCCCCCTGACCGAAGCCACCCCAGTCCCACTGCCCGGGCTTCTTGGGCTGAGCATAGGTCGGAGTGAGGGTGGGGGCCACGCGCTGGGCCGCACCTTCGCCGTACATGTAGCCGAGCATGTTGCCCCACTGGTTGTTCATGCCCTCCATGGAGCGCGCCGACCAGTCTCCAAGAAGTCCCAGCCTCTGCTGTTCCCCCGCGAGCCCGGCTTGCAGGAAGAGGTTCGAAGCCGAATCAGCGGCCGCTCCCGTGAACGCCCCCGAGTTGATCCCAGCTCCGAACTGGGAACCCAGATCCTCCATGCTCTTCTGAGCCATGCGTCGGGCTTGCTCGGACATCTGCTGGTTGTAGGGCTGGACGGCCTGAGCCGACATCTTGGTGAGTTCAGGCATCAGCTGGTTCATCCACTGGTTGTACCCACCAGCGATACCCTGCTCCATGAACATGTTGTTGATGTTGCCATAGAGGGCATCCGAGTAGGGATTGAGGTTCCCACCTCCGGGACCATAGCCCCCACCGTAGGTCTGCCACTCGTAACCGGTCGGGATGGGGGCTCCCCCACCACCACCAAACAGACCGGCCGCGTTCGTGAGGGCATCCCCTACTCCACCCCAATCGGTGGACAGCCACCAAGGAGTGCCGTTCTGGCCGTAGTTGGCAGAGGAGAGGGGATCATTCATGTAGGGGGCATTGTATGCCCCGGGGCCGGGATTCGGAGTCCTTCGGGGGGCGTCGGGATCTGGCATTACTGTGCCTCCTCAGCAAGAATCGACATCAGGATGTGAGAACAGGGATGGCCCTCCACCCTGTCCCAGTGGCGAAGCCGACCCTCGTCGGTGAAGCCCAGCTTCTTTGCCCAACGTGTGAACGCAAGAAAAGAGGACGGGACTTGGATTCCGATGCGCTGGAGGTTGAAGGTGAGAAACGCCCAGAGGAGTGCGTCCTTGACCAGCCCCGTCCTCATGCTCAGCTTCCCATCGAACATCAGGGCCATGAAGCTGGCCCTCACCCCCCACACCATATCATAGAAGAAGATGGCTCCACCATCCATCTCCAAGACGATGGTCTGGGGGGAGGTGATCCACTCGGCGAAATGATCCTCGGTCTTCAGTCCTATCCCCTTGAGCGTGGTGCATTCGGGCCACCACTGCTTGAGCTTGGCAACCGTGAAACGGGCAGGGTAGATGCCTTTAGGAAGAAACAGCTCGGGTCTCAAGGCCCTTCCCCCTTACGCGAAGCACCGCTTCATCTATGGTGTAGGGAACCGTAACATCTGAAGAGGTCACCCTCAATCGGATCATGGCTCCCGACTGCCTGAAGTTGACATAGCCCTCGTCCTCCCCGACCCTGATGACAAGCGTTCCCACGTTCTTCCAGCTGATTCCCCTGTTGCTGGAGACCTCGGTGAGCAGGTTCAGCTGGGTGGCGGTTGCCTCCCGAAGTTTCAACCCGAACCTGATCCAGCATTTTTCGGTGTCGGCATCATCGTAGTCATAGTCACCAAACTCCAAGCGGACAGGGATCGGAGTTCCGGGGCTGTCTTGGGGATCAGAGGTCGAGAGCTGGAAGACGGTGCCGTTGGCCTTTCCAAAGACCAGACGAAATCCTGCGGAGATGGATTTCATCGAGTCCCATGTGGTGTACTTGGCTCCGATGCCAACATCCCAGTTCACCGGACTGATAAGACCTCCAAGGGTATCCCATGTCGGACCCGAGGTCATGTCGAGGAGCCCCAGCATGGTGCATTCGATCTCATCGTAGGTCCATGCCTTCGACTTGTAGAAGTAGGACCAGACCTTCGCAATGGATTCGCCATTCTCGGAGAAGCCAAAGCAGATCCTGTCGTTCAGGGGATCGACGGCGACCCTGATGTAGTCGGGATTGTTACAGGTCAGGATGGTCTTCTTGACGACGGGGGTTCCGATTCGCTCGATCCCCTGCGACCTCAGCATGTAGATGTCGTCGTTGCCTACGAAGAAGATGGTTCCGAGGAAGGAGCCGACAGCTCCCATGCCCATCAGGCCGATCCCGCCGGTCTCCAGCTTGTTGAACATGAGAGGGAGCCCGGGGATGTTGGTGGCTACCCCGAGGTAGATGGCGTCAGAGAAGAAGGCCGCGAGCATGTCACCCATGGGGGCAAAGCGCATCATCCATCCCTTGGAGTAGGGAAGGTTGATCCACTGGGTGTCGGCGGCGGCCGCATCCGTGAAGTTCGCGTGAGCCGTGGTCCTCGACCAACGGATGCGCTGGCGGTAGTCGGTGGTTCCGCCAGCGGTTTCGACGGTTCTACCCAGCCACGTCCTGTTGTTGAAGAAACAGATCGAGCTGGCTACCAGCTTGGTGATCGAAGCATGGTGGGTTGCGGCCCACTCGGTGAAGGTCGTCCCATCAAAGCTGAAGGGAGGTCGAGTGGAGTCAGTGAAGATGAGCTGGTTATCAATAACTGAGACATCCACCATGTAGGGAGGAATCGCCCCAAAGCATCGACGAATCTTGTAGTTCCCTGTTCCTGCGGAACCCCCGGGAGTGGAGTCAATGAAGATCTTGGTTCCGGTGGCTACAGCAGATATCCTCCTGATTCCGGATCGGGGAGCCCCGAAGCTGATGAGATCTCCTGCTTGAACCTTGGTAGTTACCGAGAGCCAGCCAGTTCCGGTTCCCGTAACCGAGAGGGCGGTCACGGAACAGGTTCCCGTCTGGTACTGCCAGAGCTTCTTGTTCCATACACCAGAGCTGAACGTATAGAGCATCTTGGTGTCCCAGAAGGTGACAGCTGAGGTACCATCGGTCCGCCAAAGAGTTCCGCACCCGCGAACCCCGAAGCTCAGAGGTTGCTGAACGCCCGCGCTGTTTACCGCAAACTCATCAACTCCGGCCCTTCTCTTGAGTCCCCCCTGAATGATGTGCATGTTGGCAATGTCAAGAGCCCCACCTTGGGGGATGAGAACGGGAGACACATTGAGGAAGATCCCCTTGTCGAGGGGACGCATCGCAATGTTCTGAGGTCTCGCGGGTACGAAGAACTCGTTGGGATCACCCATCTATTTCCCCTTGATCATTTTCCCGAACAACCCTTTTCTTTTCCCTCCCGATGCGGGGGACGCTTCGGGCTTTTCTTCTTCTTTGCCATTGGTTGCCTCCGGTGAGAACTTGCTCACCACGTTTGCCGCGTTGTAGAGGGTGAACATCCCTCCAAGGGCACCCAGCCACACCTTGAAGTTCTCGGGGGTGAACTGCTTGAGGACGATGATCAGGACAAGGGCCGCGATCATCCCAACCCCGTAGAGGACTGCCACCAAGAACTTCCTGTCGCCTTTCATGGTCCCTCCTACATGTAAGGGTTGTAACCCTTACCCCATGCCCAGATAGCAACGATGACGAGGGTGATGAAGATGCCCCATGTGCAGAAGGCGATGATCCACCAATCCTTGGATGGGGCAGTCTTCACTTTTCCCCTGACAGCGGCTATTGCCCACACGCCCATCCCGAACGAGGCGATGGCAAAGAACGTCATCGCAAAGTAGAGGAGGGCTGTCAGGAGTTCGGCCATGGCTACGGGTTCGCCTTGGGGATGAAGGCGAGCGGAACGCCCAGCATCCCAGCCACGGCGGCCACGATGGCGACACCCTGATTGATCCAGTCGGGGCTCACGTTGGTGAACCGAAGGATCACACCGACGACGGCCGAGACCACGCCGGTGATGATCAGGATGTTGCCCCACTTCTTCCGATCCATATCACACCTCCAACTCGTAATGGGGGAAGTCGGGCGACGACCAACGGCCGCCCCATTTCAGCCCGAGCTTTTCCCCTACCTCCGCGATTGTAAGCCATCGGGGGTCTGTTGCGGAAGGCCACACCGGCTGGCCGTATCCCCCTCTGGGAACCACGTCGAGGGCCAAGCCCATCTGGTGGTTCGAGAAGTCGTTCACGCCATCCCGCTCGGTGACCGTGATCCCGTTCTCCTTCTCCGAAAGGAGCCGCATCTTGGCCTTCTTCCGCAGGATATTCACCATGCGAAGCGAGGCCCGACCTTGGAAGTAGAGGGCCACCTGTTCGTCGGTCGTCCGGATTGTACACCACAAGACATGGGGAATCTTCAGCCGGATAAGCTCGTCGATGAACGCCTTGGCAATGGCGATCAGCCTCGAATCGAGCATGTCGATGCTGGTGTTCATCTGATCCCCATGTGCTTGGCAAGGAGGTCATAGATGTCCTCCAAGCGACTGTCGATGTTGCTGAACTGGGACTTCAGAACCAGAAGCTCAGCGTTGTTCTCTTTCGATTGCTCAAGGGCAAGTTCTGCTGACTTCTTCACCTCGATGATCTGGTTGGCCCTCACCAACTGGACGATCCCGAAGGCCCATCCACCAATGGTGAGCATCCCCGTGATCAGGGTCGTGATGATGAACCTCGTGTTGCCGTTGATACTCTTCGCGGGGTCAGCCATTACGCCTTCACTCCTATTCTTGCCACGTACTCGAAGATTGGCTTCAAAGTGTCATCACAGGAATCTGGATCTGTCTTGAAGAGCGGCCACTGGTCCAGAATCCACTGCCGGATAAAGGCGAGGTTCTTCCCAAGAAGGGCAAGACAGGTTGCCTTCTTTGCGGGATCTGCCGCCGAGTAGTACAGCTGGTAGTGGACCCCGAACATCTCGATTGTGTCGGGATCAACGGCAATCTGTCCGGGCGTCTGCGTGACGACCATCCCGATCTGGACGAACCTCTTCGGGTAGAGTCCATGAGAGATGGAAGAGATCGTGAAGCTCGTTCCATCGGCCAAGTCGATTGTCATATCTTCCTCCTCAATCCTTCTTGCAAATCAGGAACTCCCTGCACAAGGGCATCAGGTTGTTCGCTACTGCTGTGTGCGGTCCTACCACATCATGTGAGTGCGTCTCAGTAACCATCGTGGTTGATGGGGCTGATTGACCTCTCCTGAACCACGCCGCTGTGAAGTTACCCGATATAATGTCTTCATCATGAGAATGGGAACTGGACCCAGCCGTCGTCCCATAACCTGTATTGTACAGCTTGATAAACCTTCCAAGAGCCTCCGAGTACACAGACCATCCAAAGGGAACGATGTCCCCCGTGAAGAAGGCAACCACGTTCGACGGTATCGTGAAGGCTTCACTGGACGGATAGATCATGTGAAGCCTTATCGAAGGAGGCTCGTTCAGCCCTGAGTGCGCGGGAACCGTATGCTTGTGATTCTCGTGGTGAGCGGCATCTTGATACGAGGTGAGATGGTACTGCCTGAGATCGTAAGTATCATCGTAGTTAGAATCAGCATGGGAATGCGAATGAGTAGTCGCTCCGCTGGTTCCGTATGCCCCAGTTGTCCACGCAAGGTGCCTTCCGTTGGTGTAAGAGAAATCCGACCAACCAGTAGGAGCGCTCGTCCCGTAGTACAACAACCTTGCCGATGTCGGTATTGAGAGAGCAGTTGAAGCTACCCCAGCCTTCATGTCCAGAGCATACGGCCTATGGTTCGTCGATCCGTGCGTGTGACTGTAATCGTGGTTCGCATGGTGATGGATGATAGCGTTGTCGCGCAGGATTGCAGTGCTCGCGGGGTTCTCACTATTAGGTGCCGCGAAAGCGTTCGTTACCGATGCAGAATGTTCGTGGGTATCGGAGTAGAGATCAACTGAGCCAGCCGCTGAAGCTCCGAGAGGGAACAGAGAGTAACTCAGCTCGGACCAACCAGCAGGAACTGCGGCGTCGAACTGGACAATCATCCCGTAGGGGATCTCCGAGTAGAACAGCTTCCAAGCGCCGCCAACTCCAACATGGGCCGCAAGGACTTTCTTCCAAGAGCCTCCGGCCCCGATCCACCATGGCCGGATTCTTTTGTAAGAGCCTCCCGATCCCACACTGAAGTCGTGCGCCATGCTACGTTTCCCTCTGCAACCACAGATCCCCATCGACAGGGGTACCAGATGCGGCACTCGTGGAAACCGTAACACTCCTTGAACCGAGCCGAAGCGGACCGAACTTCATCACCCAAGCGTCCAGAAGAGTGATCAGGGGGTCAGCCACCGAAGGTTCGGTGAACTCGAATGCCGAGAAAGGGAACTTGCCCGGGGCCTCGGACTTCTGGTCCACCGACCCGGGCTTGTGTTCCAGCTCTATGGCCTCAATGTGCGATGTAGTGTCACTCACACAACATCCTTCTTCCCCAAGTTGAACCTAAACAGCATCTTATTACCAGTTCCGGCTTTTCCATAGGTATAATAGATATTGTTTGGGTAATCGTCTGTGTACCCAGAACCACTATCCATTATTGCCCTACTCGACAAAGTTGCCCCTCTCCATGCAATAGGAGCAGTGGAGTTCAATCTTGTCTTCGTTACTCCTCCTCCAACTGCAAGACTTGCTACATATAAACCATCCGAAAGCAACAGCAAGCACACCTTGCTTGTTCCGTCCATTCCAATGAAGTTTCCTCCATAAACCGTAAAACCAACATTCCATGAAGTAGATCTTGCTTGATTGTGTATCAATGTTGATGTATCACTTCGAGAGTGATACCCCTCTCCTATTGAGACATATATGTAGGCGTCTGCATTGCTATCTATGAGAGTCATAGACCAAGCAGATGCTATGGGACTCTTTCTAAAATATTCATTATATCCTGACTCCGTAGTTATGTAAACGTAACCATCATCATCAACGGAGTTGCTTATATGATCATCCGTAATGTCTTTGATCGGTTGGGTATACAAAGAGTAGATATTTGCCCTAAGAGTAGTTGTACCGTTTACAAGATCAACATCATAGACATAGTATCTGGGACTCCCATCGTTGAAAGCAACACAGAAACAACCATGAGTCCCAGTTCCCTTGGGTGGTCCCATCATTTCCCATCCAAGTTGGCTTGTGGTCCAAGTCCAAGTACCCAAAGTAGTGAATGACTTTGTTCTTGTGTCCAACTGATACAATCTTATCTGCTTGGTTGAAGTATTTATTCCCGGAAGATATATGTAATAACCATACGCCGTAACGTTTGCTACGTAAGAAGTATTGTTGTATGCAAGAACAAATCCAGAAGGAGAAGAGGACCAAAGAACGTTTGTTCCGAAATAATATATTCCCGTATCTCTTATCTCAAGAATGAGATCATCATTTACGACAACAACTCCCGTCTGATTCGCTACTAAGGCGTCTCCCACGTAATAAAAAGAGTCAATCAGCCTCTGATAGAGAGTCCCTACTCTGGCCATTACTTTATCAGTGCCTCAATCTCGATGGCAAGATTGGCACCCTTCGTGGTGCCACCCACTGCATCAAGATCAATCTGGAGCCACGACAGAGGCGTGATGCTCAACTTCGTCGCTGACATCTGTCCAACTGTCCTCAAGCAGTTGTATGCCGACGTTGAGAGGGTGAGTCGATTGGCCACCGCAGAGAAGACGGAAGCCGAGGCCGCCCCTGTGTTGGCTCTCTTCATCACGTCGATGTAGACCGGGTTTCCCGTGGTCCCGGGCACGGTACCAACCCGGGCGATGATTCGGGAAATCGTGACCGTCCTCGGGAACATGATCGGGGGGACGACATTTGCCCCAATGGCCAGCGTTCCCTGAATGCTCACTCGGGTCAGCTCTCGAAGGATTCCCCCAAAGGAACCTCCCACCCATGCGAGCAAGTTCCTTGAAGATGCCTTGACCCAGAGTCGACCAAGGGAACGAACATCCGTTCCCAGAGCCGTTCCGTCCGGAAGATTGACGGGAGTCGTGTTGGTGTGGTAGGCAAGGGCTGATCCTTGCCGATGCATTCCGTCGATGGCCGAGGTCGAGTAGCTCCAATGCTCCTTGCCAGCACGGTAGCGGGTGTTCTCCTTGAACTCCCTGATCTTGTCGTCACCGTATCCCGGAGAGTCGACTCCAGCGGGAGTGCCTTCGAACCCAGCATCCCATGTCACTATGGCCACGTTACACCTCCGGCTGGGCCGAGCCGCCCGTGCGCTCGAACCTCATCTCCAGACTCTGCTTCATGGTCTGGAGGTACTCGGTGAAGTCACGCTTGGAGCTGTAGCTCATAGCAGTTTCCTGCGCCCTCGCAAAGCCCCACCACCTTGCCCACATGACGATGCCCTGATGCCACCCCTCGGGAATCTCAGGGATATCAGTAGCCAGCGTCATCTCGGCGGGTTGCTTGTAGTATTCAATCCTGTACCAGCGGCTCTCCGATGGCGCAACATCGAACACCACCTGATTCCCATAGAAGTACCACGACATGGGATTCCCGATATCCTCAAAAGTTCCTATGTACGTCTCGGTCCTGTCCCCCTCATCCAGAGTGGTCAGATCCTCGACATCCTCAATCTTCATGATGTCGACCACGGAATCGACAGGACTCAGCTCTATATGCTCAGTGACCCAAGGATTGACGGAAGGGAGAAGCATGGCGAACTTCTTCGTCATGGAATAGACGCTGGTGTTGTCGGGAGCGGTACCCCAAGTCTTGTTGAGCGTCCCGGCCTTGGCACCACCCGCATAGTCCATGATGATGGCGCTCTGGCCCGCGCCCGTGCCACCCGTGATCTCCACCCTCCAGCCATTGTACCTGTCATCCTCGGTACCGATCTGGGCATCAGCCCCATCGAAGATCACCGAGGTGGTAGAGCCTGAGAGGAGAGTCCCCGTCTTCACGACGGCTTGCCAGAACATGCTCTGGTACAAGCAAGGAAAACGGATGAGGTGCCCATCTGGGAACTTCCAGTTGGCGATTCGGCGCTGGCCTTCGTTGAGCCACCGCCTGAGTTTCAGTTCTCCCGCACTTCCGAATACCGTGGGGTCAACATCACTGGGCTCTCCCAGCATCTCCCACAGCTCGGCCTCCATCTGCTGAAGATTCCAAGCCATGGTTCACCTCACATCAGGTAGATTTCCATCTCCCCCGAACTCATCACTACGTTCATTCCACCGCACGCTCGGTACGGCCTCTGCGGGAAGAACATGTCAAGGCTACCGTTGGTCAAGGCTGTGACCTGATTGAAAATGGTTCGCCCCGAGTTCAGGCACGTTACCCTTGCCCCGATCCCCTTGGCCGATCCCTGAAAGCGGAAACCCTGAATGATGAAGTTCCCAGTGATGGATCCCATGGAAGCACCAGACGTTACCTTGATGATATCGCTGGTGGCAAAGCTGAACGCAACCTGTGCCATTTATTTCCACCTGTGGTCCGTATCCCGAAAGCACCCATTCGGGATGCAATACCATTTGCCCGCTATCCTCGTCATCTTCTCCTCGGGATAGTCCAGCGCGCACACGGGGCACTCCCGCCAGATCTTGAATCCGGCCGGGCCCTTCGTCATGTTGCTCGCCTCCATCATGTCGATGGTGAGAGCCGTTCCCTTTTCCCCCGTGTAGCTGATGGTCTGAATGGTATAGCCCATAGTAAAAGGGGACGGTTGCCCGTCCCCTTCCTTTACGGCGTCGTCATGTTCTTGTCGACCCAGTTCACCAGCAGGACCATCCCCGTGAAGGTGAGCGGTGCGCCCCCCTTCTTGTAGATCCTGTTGACGGCCGACACGCTGAAGTTGGACGCCGTGAGCGTGGCGAACGATCCCCAGCTTCCGCCGGTTCCGAACGCCGCCCTCAGCCGCGACACCGAGATCACCTTGTCGCCGATCTCGATTCCGGGCAGGGACATCGTTGCCGATGCCCCTCCCTTCACGAAACTGGCGATCTGGCAGATCCCATCGGGATAGTGCGTCATCTGGGGCCTCCCTTACGCGCCAGCGTTTCGGAACGCGCCTCTCCAGTCATACGCCCACACGACCCACCGTGCGGTCGTCTTGAACAGGGCGTTGCCGGTCGAGAAATCGTCGCCGCTCTCGAACTTGGCCGTCTTCCTCCAAGTGAAGCGCAGATCATGCTGTTCGCACAGGATGTACCACGCCGTGGTGGAGGTCAGGAGCGGATGCACGAACGGCTGGATCCCGGGCCACAGATTCGTGGTCGCGTTCACGTCGTTGTTCGCCGAGAACGGGCGACCGCTGGTCTTGAGCAGGGTTTCCGCCATCCACCGAAGGCCCATCGGAACCACGAGGTACTTGGGCACGAAGTGGATCGGGCGACCCGCCTCGTCGAGCCAGTTGCTCATGATGTCCAGAGCCGCCTGAAGGCTGGTCTCGCTCAGGGCCGCACCGCTCGACGTGGTGTTCGCCTGAGTGACCGCCGGGGCCTTCAGCGTGGTGTGGTTCACCGCAAAGATCGCCTTCGCGTCCATGCCCGTGTAGAGGGCCGCCGTCATGCCGTTGTTCAGGAGGTCGACCGCCGTGGTCTCTCGCGCATACGCGAGCGAGGTGCCCAGCTCACTCGGGAGCTGTTTCATCAGACCCGACAGGTCGTCGTCCTGCATTTCCTCGGTGACCTGAAAACCCAGCCCGTACTTGTTGAAGTACTTCTTGACCGGGTATCCCTGCACCGCCGTGTCGAACTCGACAGGGTTCCCTTCCATGATGAGGCGCGACCCACCGAGGGGGCTGAGCATGGCTTCTGCCACCCAGTTCCCCTTGGTCACGGTCTCGATCTTGAAGAGCTTGTCGAACCAGCTCGGCTCTTTCTCGTACTTGTTCAGGAAGATCTTCCGATAGGTCGGATCCTGAAGATACGAGAAAGTCTTGGTATTCGCAATGGCCATCGAAATCTCCTATTCCTAGTAGATTCCGCGGCCCGACATCCGCGACACACCGAAGATGAACAGCGCCTCGCCGAACGTGCCGAACGCGCTCGTCCTCTTCAGGCCGATGATACACGCCACCGAGCTGGTCCCCGTGGACAGCCGCATGACGCCCGTGCCGAGACCAGACGGCCCCAGATTCTTCGCCGTGTACATGATGCCCTGCGTGAGCTGAACGCCCGTCGACCCGTACTGGCCCGAGAACACGATGCTCTCAAGAGCGGGCACGAACATCAGGGTATCCCTTGCCGTGGTGGGGGCCGTCTTGGTCTCGGCCGCGATCCCGACGATCTTCGCATCGTCGGTGGCCACCGTCATAACCTTCATCAGAAGGCCGACGGTCGCCTTGATTGCATCCCCGTCCGTGACAGCGGCCGCGCTCTTCAGCGTGCCGTACCACATGGGGATCGCCCCACTGCCGAAACAGAACTCTGCTACGAACCCATGCGGGTTGTTGGGGTTTGGCATTTACTGCCCTCCTTCGGTACCCAAGTCTCGCCAAGCCACGCCATCATTATCCTTGGGCTTGAAGGGAACCCCTCCAGCGGCCCTGATGGCATCCTCTGACTTGTTCGACTGGTTCTCGATGAGGGCTCGGGATTTCGCTCCGGCCTCTGCCTCGATTGCCTCGAACTTCTCTTGCGGGATCTCCATGAGGATGAGTTCATCCTTTCCGAAGGCCCCGACTCGGTGGGTTCCGTCCCCCTTCTGCGCGAAGGTCTGAACGCCCCCACCCTGCACGATCTTGTATCCCAGCATTCCGGCCTGAACCAGCTCATCGGGGCGCTTCCAGCAAGCGTGCATCCCCGGGGCCAGCCCGGTCACTTCCAGCCGCCGTCCTGCACTGGCGGCCAGAGGTGGCAGGATCTCGATCCCGTGAAACGGCCTGTCG